AGGTCTTGGCGTGAACCTGGGGCTGTACCCATCGGCATTGGTTGTGGAAGGCTTTCCATTCCTGGACCTGCGCCAAGCGGGTTGCCTGCTGTTACTGGTTCGTCTGGTCGTTCTGATGGTGCGTTTAAAGGTGTTACTGGCAACGGTTGACGTTGTTGTTGTTGTGGCGCTACTTGTGGTGCTTGTGGTGCGCCCATCGGTACGGCTTGTTGTGCGCGGCGTTGAGCGCCTGCTTCACCGTAAGTTTGCCCTGGGGCTGTTGTTACCGCAAGTTTTTTTGCAGGGTTATTTAAATCTGTTCGGTTTGGGTATGTTGCCATTTATAGTCTTTTCCCTAATGTGAGAACTGCTGATGGTGATGGTGGTAGTTGTGCTGCGCCTGCTTCACCACCGCCCAGTTGTGATAAAAGTTGTTGAATGTCTGGCGGACCTGCTGGTGCTGATTGCATTTCTGCGCCCATGCCTGGCATTGCTAACCCTGGCATTGTTTCTGGTGTGTTTGCCGCGGCGACCGCTGCTTGGCGTTCTTGTGCGCGACGTTGTGTTAGTTGTACGGCTTCGTATAGGGGTTTGTTTTTTTCGATTGTGAGCATTGAAAGGTACGCGAGGTCATCAGGTTGATATGGACCATTAGGGTCTGCTGCTTGAGCCTGGATACTGGACAGTAGTGCTGCTTCCATGGATTCGGCTGCGATGCGGTCTTTTTCAAGTTCTGGGTCTGTGATGAGTGGGTCTGCTTCGCGTGCCGATTCTTTAGACATAAGACCAGTACCAAGGCGTTGACCAAGACCAACGATAAGACCGTTAACGTCTGTGCCTGAAGATGGATAGTTGACATAGTGGAAGTCCGTTTCGAATACTTTGTTTGGGACATAGTTTGTCATTCCGCCAGATACTCGACCTGGTATAAAGAATGATTTTTTTTGTGCGCCCCAATATGTTTTTTCGATTGCGATAGCAATTTTGTCTTCTTCGTATAGTGCTTGTTCAAATACTGCTTGTGTTTCTTGTACGCGGAAGTCAACTGTTGCTGATAGGACGTTTTCGCCGCGGCGTCCTGTGCGAATGTTTGAACCTGATTCGCCACCGAACTCTGCTGGGATTGCACCCTCAAGTCGTTCTTGGCGTTCGAGTCTGTCTAGGGCTGTGTCGGTTTTGTAGCCTGGGTTTGTTTGTAGTTGTTGGATGTCTCCGCCTTTGACTACACCTAGTTGTCCTGTTTTGCCGTCAGCCATTTGAATAATTTCTGGGTTTTCGCCTGCGCGTGCAACCAGGTATTCGTCTGGGAAGATGCCGCGTTCGATAGCGATTTCTGTTAATGCTTGTAGACGGGCGCGTGTGAAGTACATTCCTAGTACGCCGTCGTATTGTCCTCGTGGTGTGTCTAGTGAGATGCGTTGCGGGATTACTGTTAGTGGCATTCCTGTTCTGTTTGGGATGCGTTCTAGTTCGATTGTTTCTACGCCTGCTCGTTCTACTGGTTGCATATCTGTTGTGACTGGTGCGCCGATTACGCAGATAACTATTTCTTGGTCGTCAACATATTCGAGGAGTGTGAAACGGCTGTCGAATGTGATTCTGCCCATGCGTAGTTTTCCGACTACTTGTTCGCCGTAGTGGTCGATTAGCCATTGTGCCGATTTGGTGTATGTGAAAATGCAGTCGTCTGGTACTAGGTTGTCTGGGTCTTCTGATGCTGCAGGGTAGGTGTCTAGCGGGTTTCGTACAGCCCATGTTGGTTGTAGTTTGGAAAAGTTTGGGCGGATTACTACTGGTGCTGATGAGTATGCTAGGAAGTGTCTTGCTCGGCGACGCATTTTTAATGCGAGTTTGTTTTGGTCCCAGTATGATAAAATAATTTTTTTGCGTAGACGCGCCATTTCTTGTGAGTCTGCGTTGCCTGGTTTTAGTGGTGGGAAGAATGGCATTGGCATTGTTGATGCGATGCGCATTGATGTTTGGTCTAAGCCTTGTACTAGTAGGTTGGCTACGTTTGTGCGTGCGTTGCGGTCTAGTTCGGATAGTGGGATTACGATGTCTCCGTTTGCGAGGTCGCGGATTTCGCGCATGCGGCGCAGGATTGGTCCTTGTGATTCTCTGCGGGAGTTATATAGCGAGACGATTTGTTCTACTGTTTGCACTTTGCGTGGAACTCCTGTTGTGTTGTAGTTGTTCTACAATACTACGTTAGCATCCATGATGGACGCCATTGTCTTGGCGGAAGTTTTACTCCGCTGACTGTAGGGAAGTGTAGTTCGGCGAACCAGTTTGCCATCACTAGGTCGGTGCCGTTTTTTTTGTCGGGGGTCCATTTGGTGAGTTCGTCGACAAGGGCTAACGTTTTCCAGTTTCCGCGCATGGATGGGAGACGTACTGCACCTGACCTGTAGAGGGGTGGGAGTAGTGCTTCGATGCCTAGTTTTTCGTCGAATTTGTTGCGGTGTGTGGTGTGTGGGATGATGTTCACCATTTGTCGGGTTTGCCATTTGCGTACGAAGTCGTGGGCTAACAGGAATCTTTGGGCGGCGTTGACTTCTACGACGATGTGTGAGACTGGGTAGCCGTATTGGAAGGCGCGGTTGGTCCAGTCTTCTAGGATGCCTGAGTATTCGCGGGTTGTTGTGTTGTATCCGAGGAGTTCTTCGGCTGTGAGTTTGATTCTTTCGACGTCTATCAGGTATCTGAGGTTTGTTGTTGGCTGGTAGAGCCACCATTGGATTCCCCAGAATTGTGATGGGGATGGGTCGACTGTGATGATTGAGATTACGGGTGGGGCGAGTCCTTCGGGGATTTGTCCTGGGAGTCTTTCGTTGTCGATGCATCCTGCGTAGAGTACGCCGTCGTTTCCTAGTCCGCCTGTTATCCATGTGCGGTTAATTAGGTTGGTGTCGTCGGCGTCGTCTTCTTGTTGGTAAACAATTTTGAATGTTTTAGGGTTGCTGTATCGGATGTACGATAAATCTTTCCACGATAGTCGTTGCGGGTCTAGTAGTGGTCCTTCTGGGTATGGTTTGGCGTTGTATTTGCGGCTTTTTGGACCGTCGTCTAGTTCAGGGTAATAGGCTTTGTAGACGATGTGTTTGTATTTTGATGTTTTGGTTGGTTCTGTGGACGCTAATGATTCGGGTGTGGTGGTGTCTGTGCCGTCGTAGTCGTTTTCGTCGATGTCGTACGCAATTTTTGCTAAACAATGGGCGTATAGGTCGCCTGAGCCGAGTCTTTGTCCGACTACTGCTAGTAGTCCTGCTGGGTCTACTCGTGCTTCTGCTACTTGGTCCCATCTTTCTAGTAGTTTGTCGCGTGTTGAGCCTTCTCTGGCGTTGTCTACGGATGCTACGTCGTCGAATAGGCATAGGTCGGCTCGGTGTCCGATGTATTCTGAGTCGATTCCGTATGCGCGGACGGTTGGTTCTTTGTTATCTAACCCGTTTCCGTCTAGTTGTTCTACTACGAATTCTTCTGCACGCCACAGGGCGCCTTTGTCTGATGGTTTAAATCTGCCGTAATCGATGGAGAGGCATCCTTCGGCGTTTACTGCTAATCCTTTTTTGACTATTTCTGGGTCGGGTTGGATTGGTGCTGGTCTTTCGAGGGTTTCTCTGATGCGTCGCGAGTATTGTTTTGCCATTGCTTGTGAGATGGAGCCAATCATGACGCGGATTGCACGGTTGCGTACTATTGCCCATACTGCAACATCATGGAATAGGGTTGATTTGCCTGCGCCTGGGGGTACGTTGAGTACGACGAATTCTTTTTCAGGGTTTTCTAATAGTTCTACGAGTGTTAGTGCGGCTTCTACTTGCCATGGGGATGGAACTCTTCCAAGGTAGTGGCGTCTGAAGAAGTCGAAGTCTTGTAGTCCGCGTTGTGCTTCGGGGCATAGGCGTGATAGTGGGATTGCTGGTGGCAGGTTTACTGCTTCGTCTAATGATTGTTCGTATTCTTTGTGTTGTTTGCCGCCTTGGTTGCCGCGGGTACGGGTTGCTTCGAGGACGGCTTGGTCTAATTTTGCTTTCGCTGCTTTAGATTTCGCTAACCAATGTGAACCTGTGTTGATGTGTACGCCTGCGATGCGTGATGCTTCGGTGATTCTTT